GCTATGACGATGTTAACCTGGGTTCGCCAGCCGAATGGGGAAGTGAATGTATCCTTGTCATCGACAGTCTCTCTCGGCTTTGTGACGCCGCCTATGACTTCCAAGCAAGCATCGCGCGCCCTGGCAAGTCAGGAGAAATTGACACTCGGGCAATCTATGGAGCTGCACAAGATGCTGTTGAGATGGTACTTTCAAACCTCAACAGCAATGCATTCCAAACTAACGTCATCGTCATCGCCCACATTGCGTATCAAGACCAGCCCGACGGCACGAAAAAAGGCTTCCCGCAAGGAGTTGGGCAGAAGCTGAGCCCGAAGATCCCACAGTATTTCAGCAGTGTGGTTTTATACACCAACATCCGCAACAAGCGCACGATTAAAACAAATTCGACAATGCTTGTCGATCTCGCCAACCCGAAGCCGTTTGAGATGTCGCCGGAACTGCCCATCGAGACCGGCTTGGCGACCTTCTTCGAAACCCTGCGCGGGCCAACGACCGCAGCCAGTGCAGATAAACCCAAAGCGGTTGTATTGAAAAGGAGAGTTTGAGATGGACGATCGTGAACAGACATTCGGTGAGGCCCAGACCGCGCAGATGTGGGCGGTCAAAGCAGTGACTTGGCGCTAATGCCCAAACCCACCCGCCCGATGAAGCTTATGGAGATCATGAACCTCCACGCCTACTTCATCTCCCTCATCCCCCCACTCTCCGAACCCGCCAAGGAAATCCTTCGCGAGATCGAGGAGCATATACTTAGCGTTATTCAAAAAGAAAGGCACCCGACCCAGACCAACCCAGCCCATTCACAACCCATCCAAAACCAAACTGAATCAACCCAATACGATAGATTTGGAGCATAAACCCAATGGCCACCAACTTCGAAGACATCCTCTCTCGATCCGTTGACGACATCAAACCGCCGCCGATGTTACCGGAGGGTACCTACCTCTGCGTGGTCCAAGGCTTGCCGGAACAAATCGAATCCAGCAAGAAGAAAACCCCTGGACTCCGCTTCAAGCTCCAAGTCGTCCAGCCCCTCGAAGATGTCGACCCAGCCGAACTCCTCGCCTTCGAAGGCGGGGTTGGTGGAAAGATCGTCAATCATGATCAATGGGTAACGGAAGATAGCCTATTCATGCTCAAGCAATTTGTTGAACACTGCGGCGCGCTTGAGGAAGGCGCTAGCTTGAGTGCGTGCATCGACAACGTGCCGAACTCGAGTGTGCTTGCGTTTATCAAGCATGAAACCAGCGACGAAACCAAGCGCACCTTCGCCAAGATCCAGCGCACCGCACCCGCGGCCTAACCCGTTCCTCCCCAACTGGCCGTGGGCGCAAATGCCACGGCCGTCTTTTTGGAGCCCAGCATGTTCAAACAATACCGCCGCACACAAATCGCCGAGATGATGCCTTGGACGCCCGACTTCGATATGTGCTACGTCAGCGTTTCGGTCCCAGATCAAGAAGCTGGATCGCCAAAGCTCGGCGACATGATCGCGCGCAACCCAAAGAACCACGCCGATCAATGGCTTGTCGCCGCACAATACTTCGCCGACAACTTCGAACCGATGGAGTTCTGAGATGCAAAAACCATTCACCCTCACCGACGAAATGGCCCAGGAGCTTGCCAATGAAGTCTCGTCGCTCGCGCCCCAAGGGGATGAAGCAGCACATGACCCCACTGGAGCGCGGGCTTTCGCGCCAAAGCTACGCAGAAGGCAGATCGATCGACTACATAGCGAAAGCGATGCACCGAGACCATCGAACGATCAGCAGGTTGTTGAAGAAGATCCAATCAACCCAAGCCACTACCGACGACACCCAAGCGGAATAGAATGCATTGATATCACAGAACACATGCTCTTCAACCCAGGCAACGCGGTGAAGTACATCTGGCGGTATATGGATAAGGGTGATCCAGTGGAGAACCTTCGCAAGGCACAGTGGTATTTGGAACGGGAGATATTGAGGCTGACTCGAGTTCCTCGATGACTAAGCCCATCCTCCTCATCGGCGAGCAGCGCGGTGAAGCGGAAGCCCGGATCAATCGAACCTTTGTAGGCGCTACCGGTGCGGAGCTCCTCCGCATGCTTGCCGAAGCCAGTGTGATCTCCCTCACCAACCTTGATTCTGCCCACCTGCGTACCTTCTGGACCACCCGAGACCCATGGTCCCTCGATAAAATCTGGGAGAACCATCGTGAAACACTCATCGCCACCAACGTCTTCAACATCTACCCGCCCGGGAACAAACTCGAATACTTCTGCGGAGGGAAAGCAGCTGCCCTCCCAAACTACGCCAAGCTTCTCAAAGCCGGGTATGTTAGATCTGAGTTCGCCCCGGAACTGGATCGTCTGGGGGATGAAATCCTTTCTCATGATCCTAACCTCATTGTCGCTCTGGGGAATACTGCTATATGGGCTTTGTTGGGGACTACTGGGGTACGGAAACTACGGGGCACAACCGCTGTTAGCACTCATTGCGTTAGCGGGTATAAGCTTTTGTGCACTTACCATCCTAGCGCTGTTCACAGGCAATGGGAGTTGCGACCCACAGTAGTCTCCGACCTATCCAAAATCAACGATGAAAAGGACACCGCGAATGTTGAACGCCCGCCAGTCGAAATTTGGACAGAACCCACGCTTGAAGACATCCAAACCTTCTTCGACAAGTTCGTTAGATTTGGACGTTGCCCTCTCCTTTCTATCGATATTGAAACAACTGGCACCCGGATTACCTGCATTGGATTCGCTCCCAGACCAGACCTTACACTCGTTGTTCCATTCGATGACGAGCGCGCAGAGTCGGGAAGCTATTGGGCTACTCCGCAGCTTGAACGACAATGCTGGCAGCTTGTTCGTGAGGTGCTTGAGGATAGCACAATCAAGAAGCTCTTCCAGAATGGGATGTATGACATCGCCTTCACGCTTAGGAGTTACAAAATCAAAACGCTAGGTGCGATCCACGATACGATGCTATTGCATCACGCGTTACAGCCAGAGAGTTTGAAGAGCTTGGGGTTTCTGGGATCGATCTACACCAACCATGGACCGTGGAAATCGGAACGAAAGCGGAGTGATACAGTGAAGAGGGATGCGTGAAGATCATTCACACCAACTCAACCACCCCAGCCGACATCAAAAACCAATGGGAGCGAGACCAAATCTACAACGGCCTGGATTGCGTCGTCACCCTCGAAGTCTTCAACGCAATCCATAGCCAGCTTGACGCAACCACCGCCAAGACCTATGCATTCTCCCGCGCTCTGCAAGGTCCGGTGTTGGAGATGAGATGCCGAGGAAGCTTAATTGATAACCACCGCAAACGTGAGGTCATAAATGAATTCCACGATAAAATCGATTATCTCGAACGCAGTCTTTCTCGTATCGTGCTGGACGGTGTGGGCATGCTCAACTTCAGCTGGCGAAGCCCTCCTCAAGTCATGGAGTTGTTTTATAATCATCTGCAAATCCCCACGATCAAGAAGCAAGGCCGCCCAACAGCTGATCGCGATGCATTGGAGAAGGTCCGCGCCTTCACCGTAGCCAAGCCGATCGTGGCGCATCTGATCGCGCTGCGTGAATTGACGAAGAAGATCGAAGCCCTCGAAATGGGAGTAGACAATGACGGACGAATGCGAACATCGTACAACATCGCCGGAACGAATACAGGGCGCTTTAGCTCTAGCTTTAGCGAATTTGGCACTGGCGGAAACTTTCAGAACGTGGAGGAAAGTCTTAGAAGCATATTCATTGCCGATCGAGGATGTAAATTCGCCAAGTTCGATGCGAAGAGCGGTGAATCCTACATCGTCGGAGCAATAGAAGGGAACCTTTTCAATGACTGGAGATACCTCGATGCTGTTGAGTCTGGAGACGTGCATACAGCTGTTGCTAGAATGTGCTGGCCGGAGCTTGGTTGGACGAATGATCTTAGAACGGACAGAGCAATCGCTGAACAACCCTTCTACCGACATTACGATTACCGCTTCATGTGTAAAAAGCTCGGACATGGTTCGAATTACGGTGGACAACCACACACCCTCGCCGAGCAAACCAAACTCCCTGAGCGAGTGGTCTCGCAGTTCCAGCCCAAATACTTCGGTGCTTTTCCTGGGCACCTTGAACGCCTTAGGTGGACCGACACTCAACTTAGTCGATTGGGATGCCTTACGACGCTTACAGAAAGAAAACGATGGTTTTTTGGCAGGCGAAGTGATCCTGCTACCCAACGGGAAGCTTATGCTTACGATCCCCAAGGAAGTCTTGCCGACATCGTGAATCGTGCCATGCTCCGCATCTGGCGAGCCCGAACAGCCGATGTGGTAATTGTTTTCCAAGACCACGATGCATTGACATTCATGTACCCCGAAGAGCGTGAGGACGAAGTCATCCCTGCGCTCCACTCGGCCCTAGGCGAAGATATTACCCTTCACAACGGTCGGGTAATGCGTATTCCATATGATTGCAAAACGGGATGGAACAAAGGAGAATACTGCTGTGGGGATCGAACCCAACCCGGGTGTGACCGATGTAACAAACAACAAAACCTCGACGGGCTCAGGGATTGGAAAGGAGGGGACCAACGGACACGCACTCCGTCGGAATCCGAGTTGGATAAACTTCTTCGTGGACTCAACCGCAAGACTTGAGAGCCCAAGGGTGTTCCGACTCTGGGCAGCGATTAGCGTGATTGGCGCAGCGGTGGAGCAACGAGTTTGGATGATTAGCCAGGGAAGGAAGGTTTACCCGAATTTGTATTGCGGACTAGTTGCACACCCGGGGGTTGGGAAGACGAAGACGATACATACAGCGAGGGATTATTATATGGAACTGGCTGAGCCGAAGTTGGCCCCGACGACAATGACCGCGGCGAGCATGGTCAAGGCGTTGAAGGCAAGTGCGCGGACGGTGATGCATATGCCCGAGGGAACGTTTACGTATAATACGATGTATGTGACTGCGGATGAGCTCACGGCCTTCATGCACAAATATGATGAGGAAGCCGCAGGGGTGATGTCGCATATGTATGACGTCAGTGTCTACCGCCGGACCCGGGTCACGGATAACATTGATATCAAAATCGAACGCCCGCAGCTCAATCTCATCATCGGTACACAACCATCAATGCTCATGAACTACCTCCCGGAACGTGCCTGGGAGCAAGGGTTTTGCTCACGCACAATATTCGTTTTCTCAGACGAAAGGACCGTCGGCGATGATTTTGAACAAGTGGACACTGCGCTTGATGCAGACCTTACTCATGATTTGCTTAGTATATCTGGGCTGGTTGGAGCGTTCGGGATTACTCCGGAATATCGAATCGCGGTTAACAATTGGCGAGCCTTGGGAGAGCCACCCATCCCAACCCATCCCAAGTTGCTCCACTACTGCACCCGGCGGCGCATGCATTTGTACAAACTATCAATGGTCTCCGCAATCGACCGCAGCGACGTGCTTCTCCTTACCGTTGATGACTTCAACCGCGCGCTGACTTGGCTTGTGGAAGCGGAGGCAACCATGCCGGATATATTCAAGGCCGGTGCAGGGAATGCGGATGCGAGGGCAATGGATGAGATTTATCACTTCGCGCTGACGTTGGGAGTTCAGCCAACGTTCAAAGGCGGGATACCCGAGCGGAAGATAATGGACCACGCTAGGCAGTTGGTGCCGCTACACACGCTAGATCGACTGATGAAGCATATGGAAAACACCGGCCTGCTGATCCCCACAACCGCTGCGGATTACAAAACCGGCCAACGCAAATGGCGGGCCGCAAATCCACATATTGAGAAACCCACGGATGGAGAGGTCTGAGATGGCGACGCCAACCACGGCGATTCAGATCCGAATGATGCAGCAAGAATGTGATAAAAGGCTGAATGTGTTTCGTAATAGAATTCTAATCCCTTTCCAAGATCGCTTGCTTGATAGAATATACCGTTTGTTAATCCTCAGACGCCCTTATACAGATGACACATTCCAAATGCTGCAGGACCTTGGCATCGAGCCTCCGGATTAACCTCCCTAATCCTTCTCAGTGATAACTCCCCTTCCACGACGAAGATCGTACAACTCGTGTTGAAGATTAGCCACAAGGCTAGTTAGATTGTCAATCCGGATATCCTGAACAGCAATCTGTGTGATAACAATCGCCAGCTTCTTTATCTCATCTTCCATTTCACTCATTTGCGTAGCCAAAGCTTTGCTACTCCAATCATTCTTCAACACCATCGCATACCCAGCCAAGACAAAAAGGGCTGTCTGCACACCAAGACCGATTATAACATCCCAAGACATGAGACAGCCCTTTCTGGAGTTACGGTGTGATCGCAGGTTTAGCCGCCGAGAGAATCGGCGAGTTGGGATGGTTAGGGCTAAGGTGCTGCAAGAGCTGAATGAACGATTCCATAAAATCGCCATTGTTACCCGCAGCGAGATCGTTCAAGGCTTTCTCGACGAACGGCGCGGCGGCCAACACCGCGGGTTGGACCATAGCCATGATTGGCGCGGCGCCGGGAACAAACATCCCAACGATAGTCGCGATGGTGGGTTCAACTTTCATCACACCCTCAACCACCTTCTCGGTTTCAGTCTCGATAGCTTTAAGATCAGTCATTTCCACTCTCCTTATAAAGGCTTGTCAAACCACGATACTTCAGCTTCACGGCGGGCGGTTAACCCAACGTTCACCGCACCTCCAGCGTGGTTATACTGGAGGATATCTGCTTTGACTGTATCCCATTTGGCGGCTTTGACCGCTGCGCCGAGGGACTCATGTTCCCAGCCTGAGCCTGCGTTGTAGGTCAGGTCGGTCAGGGCTTGTTGGATGCCGATTGGGGTGTCAGCTGGGATCACTTGCTCGGCGAGTTTCCAGGCCTTATCGACCTCCACGGTTAGGCGGGCCAAGGCTTCGACCTCGGTGATGACTTCGGTTGGGGAGGTGGCCTTGGTGCCATAACCGATGGAGTATTGTTTGTAGTCCCAATAGGCCTTGGATCGGAAGCCTTCTTCCTTTTTGATATAGTTCACCAGACCCTGATCGACAATGTCAACCGGTTGGGTGGAAATCGGTGCCGGGGAAGGTACGGGGGGCGCAACCTTCCCCGGCCTCGGCACAGGTGGAGGTGGAGTGGAACCAACTGCCTCCGGAGCCTGCGCTCGAGCGAGTGCGCGATCGGTGACCCCGATCATGCGGATTAGGACGTAGATGAGAGCTAAGGATTGGATAGACAGCGCGCCGATTACTAGGACCAAGACGTATTCGTTCATCATCGTTCCACTCTCCTTTGGGCCTCACCGTGGATAATCCCGCGGATGACTTCGTTGAGATTGCGCGGGTTCTGTTGGCGATTGTAGACGTCTAGGCCGAAGCGGGCTGCGTTGCCAATGACCTTTGGAGACATACCAGTGGCTTCGCCAAGGACGGTGATGGTGTCTTGAACGGTCTTGCCTGCGTGTTCACGGGTCATGGAGCGGGATGGGTTTGTGACATCGCGGTACATCTTCGCAGCGTCGTGGGAGAATGAGCTGAGTAGTCCAACACCTGGATCGTGGGCCGTGACTAGGCCGTGGATGAGGTCTCGGGCGTAGAGGACAGAGGATGAGATTCCACCTGAGGCTGCACTGGCAAGGTACGCAGGCCAGGATTCATTACGCTGGGTAGCATAGCTGCGGACCGCTTCCTCTATAATGGTGGGCCAGACAACATAGGTCATGAAATTGGCGACGAATGATGGGAGGTGGGCTGCTACCTTGGCGAGTTCCTTCTCCCGGCCCAGCTTCCACATATCATTGGCTTGATAAGCGAGTTCTAGGCGACGCTGCATGGCAGTGCCGAAGAAGCCATAGACGGAGGTGAGGAAACGGTTAAGTTGGCCACCACCAAGGACCAAAGGCGGTTGGTTGGTGATGGCTGTGGAACCGTGGGCTCGACGTACTGCACGTTCACCGAGGGTTACAGCATCACCATGGGAGAGACCTTCACCTCGAGCTGTGTCATAAACTGCTAGTGCGGTTGGCTTGGCAGAGACCATGTCGGACCATGCTACCCCAGCTGCACCCCATTGCATCATCTTGGCGCGGAGATTGGAGGTCTGCTCAAACTCATTCTGTTGAGCGCCAAACGTATCCTGCCAATGTCGTTCGCGGCGTTGGATCTCCTCAAAGTTGGCCATTACGAAATCATGGTCTTGAAGCGCGATGTCGAGAGACTGACCATAGAGTGTATGCACAGCGTTAGCGTATTGCTTCACATCCACACCGCCAAACCTCGCGCGAAGGAACGGGACAATCCCAGCTTCTTTCATCGACCAAACCCAAGCTGTCGGCCCGTGCTTGGCGATGGTGCCGACATTGCCAGCAATGTAGGTGGAGGTTATGTTCTGCCGGAATTTCTCAAGGAATGAATTGGCGCGGGCTTCGTTCTTGGAGGCTGAGCCAGCTGAGCCTGAGATACGCTTTAGGTAAGGCATCAGGCCATCCGCGTATTCCTTGCCATAGTATTTGGCAACATCGGATTGGAACCGTCGATCCGCGAAGATCTTTTGTGTTTCGATGATGGGTTCGCGGAAGTTGATATCGTGGATCATTTGAACAAGCGAATTGGGAGTCATATCGAAGCGAAGATCCAGCGGGTAGATCGCGCCGGTCCGGGATTTGGTGTAGCCGTTGGCAGTGGCAGAGTGGTAGAAATCGGTGGAGTTGTAGACATCCTCGCGTTTGCCTACGTCTTTCTCATGCCATAGACCGGCGACATCTTGGGTCCAGAGATTGCGGATTGGGTCGCGCTTGAGGGGATGGTACCAGCCAGGGTAGGTGGCCTTGGTACCATCCGCGAAGGTGACTTCAATCGGCTTGAGGTTGATCTTCTCGAACGGTGCACCGACGATGCGTTCGTACATGTTGCCGGAGAGTTTCACGTATTTGGTGAAGATATCGCCGAGTTTCTGGGCCCGATCCCAGTCAGCTTTGGTTGAATTGCGCCCAAGCCATTTCATCGCCGCTTCGGGTTCGATCCCATATCCGCCAGCGAGAACACGCAGGTTGGATTCGTTCCCAGCGTTGTTGATCATTTGATAGACATGGCCTTTGGTAAACCCTGTCCAGCCACCGGAGTCGGGTGAGTTTGGATCGAAGGTCAGCGGGTCGGCGAACGGAGCATCCACAAGCTTTGCTATATCCTTCGGCCGGTCAATCTTGGCAATCAGCTTAGAGGCCTCGCGGAGCATTGCGGATTCGCCATTGGCAGCTTTGCTTAGCGGATAGCTAAACGTCCGGTTGAATATCCCCCAAGGGTCATTCCGATCCCAACGATTGAACATGGTCTCCTTGGCGGTTAGGCCGTAGACAACGAGCCTTGGGAACTGTGCGAATGGGCCCGGTTCAGCTTTGGATGGGGTTGTGCCGAACGTGGAAAGCTTATCCCTCATCTCTTGCTTGGTCCCAACCAAATCCCGTGCCTCGCCTTCCACATAGATCTTCTTCTCATCTCGACCAGCTTTGATAAGCATGTCGATGGCGGATTTGAAATCTTGAAACTGGGAGTGGCTCAGTGTATCCAGCTTCTGCCGGAACCCAGCATCTTGGATAAACTCCGCGATCGGCAAATCTCTCTGTCCGTTCCACTCCTCAGCCTTTTCACGTACAAACGCGGCAAGCGCCGTCGACGTCTGGCGGCCGAGATTCTCTTGCAGGTCTTGTATGCTACGATTGACAGGATAACCCACCCGGTTAAGCAAATCATGAACCCAATTAGTGTAAGTCGTTGCGACACTGGCTACCTCTCGTTTGCGGAAGGTCTTGGCGGTGCGGTCGAGTTGGCGGCGATCTCGTTCGTAGGTTCGAGCAAGCTTGGCGGCTTCGAGGGAGTATTGGCGCTGTTGGGAAAGGCGATAGGCTTCATCCCATTTGCCTTTGGCTCCGGCTTCCTCGATCTTCTTGCCGATCTTGAGAGCGTTCTGGAGCAAGCGATCGGATTTGATCTGGCCAGTGGGGACTTGGCTGAAGGCCTCTTTGACCATGCCTTTGACTTCGTCGTGGGTGAATGGAGGTGCCAATCCACCCTCACCACCTTTTTGTAAAGGCCGGAGCTTATTGCCATACTCCTCAGGCAGCTCGAAATTTCGGTAGCGGTTGTTGATGTCATCATATCCACTAGCGAGTTCGGGTTTGGTCTTCATCTCATCTTCAGGGATGTCGACATAACTAACCTTGCGATCACCGGTGCCATAGTTACGAGCATAGTCTTCTTGAGTAGCCACCCAACGTTTGCCACTAGGCTTCTCGTCGTAGTGACCATGGTAGAATCTAACCGCCCCAGGCTTGACTGGTTCGGTGGGCAATGCACCGGCCTTGAGTGCATAGGCGAGGGTTTCCTCGTGGACCAGCTTCATCTGGGTTTCGCTAAGGGCTTGGTCTTTGGCCTCCTCAAGGATGTGTGCTTCGCGGTCACCGAACTCTTGGTTCAATCGACGATCGGTTTCAACATCGATGAGGCGATTGAGGTAATCGCGAGAAGACATACCAGACCGACGCCGATCTTCGGTCATCATGCCGAGACGTTCGACCATGGCGTCCCCAGAAGTGTAGCCGAAGTGCGGAGCGAGTTCGTCTGGGTTGACGCCGTCCTTTTTCTGGATGTAGTCTTTTGGCAATCGGGCTTTTTGCTCATCGGAGAGATAGTCTGGGTGGAACTTGACGCCGTATTTTGTCATGAATTGATCAGTGGCGATATCGGGTCGGCCGGTGAGTTGCTCGCGGACCTCGTCGCGGAGGACGGTGCGACGATCTTTCCAATCTGCGTTGGATCGTCGCCGTTGGCGAAGTTCAGCTCTGCGCGAGCTGGCCTCGAAGTCTTCTTTATTCCGCTTTTCGATTAGCTTCAACATCCGATCCATGTGGGATTGGGTGACGCCAAGGGCTTTGCCGCGGTCATAGAGACCAAAGGATTCGCCTTCTTTAGTCTGGGCCAAAGGTTCATGGCCACCATCCAATCGTGCCTGGGCCAACGCTGGAGCTTCACCTTCCTCAGGCTCCAACTCACGCCTCCCAACCCGACCAACATCAATCTCCTTGAAGATATCCTCCCAGCTCAGGTCCTTGCCTAGAGCTTCATTGATCCGCCGACGCACACCTTCCATGAAATCTTTGATCTTCTGGAAGACTGTGTCGTCCTTGAGAACCTCCTCACCCTTGCGCCAGGATTGATAGGCTTCGGCGATGGCTTCCTCGTGTTGGACGTCTTTGGAGAAGTTCGAGTATCGGCCTTCGATGTCGAATTTCTTCAGCCAGCCTTGGTCCGTCGCGGCCTTGGCCAAAGAATCCCATTCTGCGTCGGTGAAGAAACCTTCTCGAGCAAGGAAGTGAATGGCTTCATGTCGCAGTGTGTCAACCGCACCTTTATTCTCCATAGCCACAAACATCTTGGCTGTGGAGGGTTGGAACAATCCACGAACCAAACCACCGGCTTTGGGGTAGTAGATCGCCGAGGGTGTTTCCACCTTGGCTGTGGGAACGATCCGGCGAGCCTCGGCAAGCACAGCCTCGCGAGTAGCCTGCTCAACTGGTGTCCAACCAGCTTCGGGCTTTTGGAGAACTTCGACGTTGTCGGAGATAGATTGCCAGTATGGTTGGAGGAGGTCGCGGAAGGTTTGGGGATCTTCGCCGAGTTGGAGCTTGACCGTTGGGATGGACTTCTTTGGATCCATGATTACATGTTCGCCAGCAGCATCACGTGCGCCGGTTACTCGGTGACCAGTAATGGACTCAGCGTTGGGGAACATGGCTTTGAGCTGAGATTTGATATCGCGGACTAGGCTGGGCCCAAGGAAGTTGGGTTGATAGAACCCTCGCTGTTGTGGACCAGCGTTGATCATTTCAATGTAAAGCTGTTTGCCATCTTTAGCTTCACTCAAGTTGATCTGACCTATGAGTGCGCCCGTTTCATCATGCATATCAATATCATGAAAGGGTGGTAGACCTTGCTTCTCATTGTAGTCAGCCTTGAGACTCTCAACTCGTTGTAGAGTGACCTTGCGATCGCCAGCCATGGCGAGGGGTTCGAGACCGGCCGATGCGCGGAGGGAAGAGACTGGATCGGCGATGGCCTGCTTGGGTTGGGATTCAATCTTCATCTCGTCGAGAGTTGGCACTCCATCCCGAATGGAGATATGATCGTGTAGGGCTTTGTGGATGTCAGGTTCGGTCTTGGCAAGGTAATCGGCCAATGGGACGGAGATATCCGCGCCAGCCGCTTCGGCGATGGGAAGGGATTCGGTTATGCCTGGGACCCAGCCGAGGATGCCGTCGTCGGGAGTGGGGGATTTGTCTCCGTAGAGTCCGCGGATGGCTTCTGCGTTGATTCGAATCGTGCGATCGCCAAGTGGGCCGCGGAGGAAGTTGTCGGCGAAGAGATCTGGGCTGCGTTCACGGGTCGCGGATTTGGCGGATTCGGACATTGCACCATCGAGGGCACGGATGTCTTCCCGGGCTTGGATTTCCTTGGCTTTGTCGATGAGTGGGTGAAGGCCTAGGGGAGGTTCGCGGCCGATCTGGGTCCACGGGTCGGCAAGTTGGAGACCGCTAGCGACGGAGCGGATGTGTTCCAAAGCCTTGGTGTTTTGTTCAACGCGCTTGAGTGGACCACCTTCTGCGTGGACGCCGATATCGCCCCGCATCATTGCCCACTCAGCCATCGCGGCGAGTTCGTTGGCTGGACCTTCGCCGAGGACGTGGGAGATGCCATCATGGCCGAGGGAGATGAGGCCACCGGCTGCTCGGGACATGAACTCAACCGGGGTGGCGATGGTCATAGCCAACGCACCCATCTCCGGATGCGACATGGCGAATTCAACATCACTCGGGCGGGAGAGGATTGAGGAACCTAGCGGAGCATCCCCATACCCGCGCATGAAGGATTCGGACATCGAATCGGACTCTAGCCATTTCTGGAGTCGGGACTTCTGGCCAATACCTTCGAGAGATTGGGAAACGTTATCGAGTTGGCCCAAGTCGTCGTGGGAGATGCGGGCCGCGAGAGGATGGGAGTTGATGTAATCGACGATGTGTTCGTTGTCGTTGATGATCTGCGAACCCAGGGTTGCTTTGTGGGTTCGTTCGAAGCCGTCAACATCGCCGTAGATAGTAGTGGATGGAACTCCAGTTGCATCGGAGAGATCGATCGCACGCGCGGCTTGCTCTGGATCGTCGTCAAGCGCAGCGGCGTTGGCGCGCTTGGCAGCACCAACCTCTTCGGCGAGGAAGTCGCTATAGTCGGTCATGGTTGTGGAGTCTCGGATTTGGCTTTGCCACCGTATTTCTGTTGATAAAGCTCAGCGCGATAATATCGATTGATCTTGCCTTGGTCTGGGGTTGCGCCTTTCCAGAATGGGAGTGCGCGGATACGGTTTTGATCCCCCTCCGGCGCCTTCATTTGATAGAACGCTTCATGGCTCTGCCACCAGCTAGCGTGCTGTTCTTGCATTAGCTGAGAGCCGATTTGTTTGACCTCTTCTGGGCTAGGCATTTTACCCGGATGGTCGGTTTGATATTGTTCAAGTGAATCCGCAAGCCCACCGACGAATTGGAAATAGTTCTGCGGGTCTTTCTTTGGATCGACGGGGTAGTCGGCGCCACGCAGGTCTGGGGTGAGGATATGCAAGGCCCGGGCTACGCGGGGATCGTCGTATTGGTTCTTCTGCATACGTTCTTGGAGATTCATGAGATGGTCACGCTGGGGCAGGGATAGGCGATTGTCTGCGCCGAAATTCTGTGCCATGAAGTTTGCACGTTTGTCATCGTCAGGAGAGAGTGCCATGCCTTTGTATTGGTGGGTTAGGATTAGGTTGGCTTGGGTGGTGGGAACTTTGTTTGTCCCGGCTGCGTTGTGTTCGAGTTGCTTGAGAACGGCGGCCTGCTTGCGCGGGTCTCGGCCAAGCGCGTCCCAGGCAGGGGAAACGGCTGGATCCTGGGCCTTGAGTTCTTCAAGAGTGGTTGGTGCTTGACCTTCGGTGTTGGCTTTGATCAGGGCTTTGCCAATGGTCCGTACGTTTTGGTTGTCGGAATCGGTTTCGATGGATTTCTGTTGTTTGTATTTGGTCATGATGGAAGTGCGGACGCGGTCTTTGAACTGCTCCAACCGCTCTGGATCGAGACCAAGCTTGTCAGCTTCTTTCATCCCCGCATCGATGTAGGTATCGACCGGTTTGTCATCTTCCTCTTCACCAGCGCGACGGTCGGCAAGGACTTTGTTGGTGATGACTCGGGAACCTTGAGTGTCGAATTGCTGTTGGACCGTCGCGGAGACCCGCCCAGCGTCGATCGGGGTGATGGCTTTGGACTTGGTTGCCGTGTCGAGCATCTTCTGGGCACCGATAGCATCGGTTTTGGACAGGCTGGCGATGCGTTTGGACCAATAGTCGGAGACATCAGATTGGTTGGTGGCCTCGAGTTGGTCCCCAGACCATCCTCCATTCTCGGCAAGGCGAGAGTTTTCACCCTTGATTGCCTGACTGCCGCGTTTGAAGGTCACCTCATCGTTGGGATCGGCTTCGATGTTGTTTTTAATGATCTCCTTGCGCGAGGTCGCAGCGTTGTTATTGGCGACCTTCATTTGGGTGCCGGAGTAGCCCGAGGCTAGGCGGATGTACGAACCCATGTTGGAGAGGGATGAGCCATCGTACATGCGGGCTGCGGCTGGATTGAGGTTGCCGCGGAGGGAGGTGCGGAGATCGTTGAGGTCAGTGATGTGTTTGGCGAGAGCGTCTGGGCCAGCGTTGAGGCCTTCGCGCTGTTTGAATTCCTCGTTCTTGATGCCAGCTTGCATCATGTATTGCGCGTCAGCGTTCTTGGCTTCGGTTTCGTTTTGCAGGTTTTTGTTGGCGACGACCTGCCCCCAGATTTCGTTGGTGGCGTGTGTGAGATCGGTGCCGAAGGATTGGATAGCATGGCCGATTGCGCCGCCGAAGGCATCAACGGGAACGGGGAGGGAGACCTCTGGAGCGCCGGTGAGGGAGGGTTGGGCAGTAGGGACTAGGCCGGGTGCTTGGGGCATAGGTTATACCATTCCAATCGATTTGCCCTGCATCCATTTGGATCCAACAGATCCTGCAGCGTTGAGGAATGAACCAAACATTTCGATCTTCCCGGCTTTCTCGACGTCAGTCGCAGCCATTTGATCGAGGTTGGATTCGGCGGTGTCCATGACAGCTTTGGTTTCATAGCCGTATGAGGTCTTGGCTGCGTCCCAGCGGATGACGTTTTGGTTGAATTGCGCTATGGTGGATTGGTCTTCACGGACCTTTTCATTGGTGCCGGAGTTGACGTCGAATCCGGAGGCTGCTTGGACAACTTTAGTCTCGCCGATGTCTTGGCGTGATTTCATTCCGGATTCTTCGGCTTGGATGTCACCAGCTTGAGTGGCCCAGTTAGCGTTTTGTTCGTTGATTTGTTTATTGAGGAGGGCTACGCCGGATTTGTAGCGATAGGCGGAGGCTTGAGCATTGGCGGAATCGGCTTGGCCAATGCCGGAGATGATACCTCCAGCGGCAGTTGCGGCCATGGAGATGCCGAGGGAGACTGGGTCCATTATGCATCTCCACGGATTGTGAAGGAGAGGATGTCTCCTGTGGATGTCGGCTCAAACTCCGCGCCAAGCCATTTTAGCCAGCGCTGGGATAGAACAGCACGCCGCTTGCAATGGCCGATGATGGTTGGATAGCGCTTGAGCATTTCCTTGACCTGAATCTGGCTGCGCCGGATGAAGGTGAACTGCTGCGCAATCGGGCCTTGGGACCACATCCAAAGGTAAGCTTGGTTGGAGATAAACGATCCCGGGATGAGTCCCCAGCAGCAGACGAACTTGTCATCGATGAAACCCGCGTAGACTTGGCCGAGTTTGTGGCAGTAGTCCATCATGGCGGTCTCTCGCTCGGTCAATACGTTACCGGACTGAGCACGAATGAAGTCTGAGATCGGGAATGGCACGGTCTCAATCCTATGCATCGCCAACCTCGATTTCTGGGATGACCCCGAGGATTGAGGCGGGATAGGGATTGGGCTGGGTGATGAAGTATTGACCAAAGACATCCCAGTCAGGGTCGATGATCATACGTGCGTCGGAGGTGACAAGGCCGGTGACGAGGGTGTTGGACATGGTGCCGACGTTGTTGAGGATTAGGTCTTGCATGGGTAGGACTGTGGCGAGAGTTTTGCCTGCGGATAGGCCCAGGGTGTCTTTGACACGAGTGGTTACGGCTGCGACCTTCTTGCGCTTGCCTTGGACGGTTGGTTGGCCAAGATCGAGGGCGAGAGTTTGGAGCTGTGGAAGGAAGGCTAGGCCGACGGTTACGATGGAAGCGGATGGGATGGTGGTGAGGCCGGTGGTACCGCCAATGCCAAAGACAAAGGTGCCTGAGACCGGCATGGTGAAGTTGATCACAACGCCATCGGCAACACCGGTTACGGGCTGACCTCCAAGATGCTGGGCACCGGAGAAGGTAACAGCTGGAGCGCCGTTGTAGCCAATCCCTGCATCGACCTGCCAAGAAGATTTGTAGTCATTGGGATAGAAAAGCTCAACAAAGCGTTCGATGTATTGAATGGTATTGCCGTTAATGGTTCGTTGGACGACATGATAGACCGCGTCTACGGTCCCAATCGAAGCTGATTCCGGGATCGTGGCGATGGATTGGAATGTACCTTGGGTGTCAGAGTGGGCCCAAGCAAGCATTTCTTGGTCTTTGACAAAGCAAAGGGAGAGGAGCTGGCCATCGTTGCGGACGGCCCAGACGGTGTGGAAGGGTTCTTCGGCCCAGGCCCATTCTTTGAGGGTGAAGCTGTAGAAGAGATGACTTGATAGAATGGAGATATCGGCGCCGACGTAGTTGTTCAGATAGAAATTAAAGGCAAGGTCACGGACGATGGAGCCTTTGGCTTGGATGTAGAGGATGTCGGATGGGGTGACGATGGGTGGAAGGTCAGCCGCACCAGCGTAGCCTTGGGAGTTGGCTACGATGCCGAGCGCGGAGATGGGTGAGCCAGAGGTGCCTCCGTTGATAAGCCAAGCGCCTTTGTCGGAAAGGACGATAAGACCTTGAGAGACCGGGATTAAAGATTTGATGGTGTTCAAGACAGTGTTGGTTAGGGTTTCTTGAATAGCGTCATCTGGTTGGAGGGGGAATGAGACGTTGTAGTTAAACAACGATCCGGGTTGAGAGAAGTTCATTTGTGACGGAGATAGGACCGGCGCTGCGAGGATCAGGCGTTGTTGGAATAGGCCCGGGGTGGTTGGGTTGCCTGCGGAGGGGGCGCCAAGGACGGCGGTGGCTGCGGCTGTGCCATAGGAGATGCCTACGGTTGGTGGGGTGGTGTAGGCTGTGCCAGGGGAGGTAACACCGATTGATGAAATGCCGTAGGTAAGGCCGAAGGTGGCGCCGGCACCTATCCCTGTTAACGCTGCTGACCCTGCGGGATTGAGTGGAGTTGAGCCGACTGATATGGTCCCTCCATTTGTAATAGTCACGCCAGTAAGGACACCACCGATAGTAATGCTGGTAACTTGTAAATAGACACCGCCAGTTACGAATAATATATCGCCCACCGCATATCTAGAACCGGCGCTGTTAATTATGGCACTGAAGCATGTAAGGAATGCAGTTGCTGCTGCACCAGAGCCGCCACCACCGGTGAAAGACACAGTTGGTACAGGATTGCCGCCTGCGCCGCCGTAGGAGCCTTGGTTTGTGACGTTTACGGTTTGGACACCAGTTCCAGAGAATGGGTTCTCGGGGATTTGTAGACCTTGGGAGAAGTCAGGGGTGATATTGCTGTCATTAAACGCGGTTCCGGTACAGTTGCCAATGAAGCCGAACTGAGCACCGATTTGAACAGTAGCACCACCGCCATAGAAGGGCTCGGCTTTGTAGATATTGAAGCTAACCGCAGCGGGGCTTATACCGTTGATGTTAATAGTTATAGTACCTGGATTGGTACGGATGTCTTGTAAATTAACTACATTGCCTGGCGGTGATGGAGTACTCTCTTGGCCATTGATGTCTACCTGAGTGACTTTGTATGCGTAGCTAACAACGCCAGCTGCGAGGGAGGTGCCGATGCTGGCGATGCCCGGTGCGGCGATTGTGGCACCGATTACTATTGGAGCTAGGGTCCAGTTGTTGGCAGAGACTAGCGTGAGCACGTATGACGGATAGTTCGGATGGCAGATGTACATCTGGTTGACGTTCTGGACGAACTTCAACTTTGCCAGTTCAGCGGCTTGGTAAGGGGAGGTTATGGTGTAGACCCGAGCAGCGGTTCCACCAGAGGTGTAGGCGGTGTAGGTGGTAGAATTGACCGGGTTGCCGAAAAGATCGTTGAGCTGGAAGGTATTGGCGGCAGCTCCGGCGACGATGTAGTAGTTGCCATTGACTTGGGTCATACCGGCTACGTTGGAGATAAGGATCCAATCGCCGTTGGAGTAGCCGTGGGCCGTGTCGATGACAACGGCTGGATTGGCTTGGGTTATGTTAGAGATGGTTGTGGGAGCTTGAAGAATCGGCGCACCATTGTTGAAGAACCGAAGATAGCCTTGGCCAAACTCAAGGATGTAGGTAACGGCGAAGCTGGCTTGGAAAGGGATGATGCGGACGGTGAGATTGGAGAAGGTCTTGAGGATATAGCGGGTTCCTGGGCGGGTAGTTGCGCCTCCGCGATAGTCGACGAAGAAGTTGCGGAGAAGAGCGGCGCCGGAGTGGTATTTGGCGAGATCGACGCGAGCGTTAAGGGCTGGCGCCCATTCGCCTGAGTTGAAGGAGGTTTGGATTACTGGGTTGGACATTGGTTAGTTAAATCCTGGCCACATAGCGCCCCAGTTGAAGCCGGTATTGTAGGGACCGGAGTAGTCTTCGACGAAATCGATGCCTCGGATGCGCAGCCAATCAGGGGTTACGTCGTTGACTTTGAGACCTTCATTGGCATCGTTGCCGCGGGCTTCGGTGATCATCGCATTGGCTTGGGCTATGGCGAGGTTGGCGCGTTTGGTATCGCCGGTTAGGGCTTTGCAGAGGGAGGCGCCGAGGATGTCTACGAAGGCTTCTTGGAAGGAGTCATCGAAGACGTTTTCGTCAGAGACATCGCGGACGTAGTTGAGGATTGCGAATTCTTGGTTGGTGAGGATTACTCGCTGATCGCTGGAGGTAGGGTTCTGTGTGAGAGTAAACGTCGCTCCAACGCCGACACCGGTGGTAGAGCCTTGTGCAACTGGGTTGGTTTGGATCGCGAAGTAGCTACCCCCGATCGGAGTGGCTTCGCCCCGGATGATATTATTAACGCTGACAGTAGTAATGCTACCGCCGCCACCGATGCCAGTGACCGTAAGCACAACTGGCGCGCCAACGGGAGCGGAGCCTTGAGGAGCTTGAGCGAGGGTGATTTGTTCGCCAAGGACATAGCCGGATCCTGCTGCACTGGGGACTGCTGAGGTGACGGGGAAGAATTGATCGATGGCGATGGTGAATTTGACCGGCGGACCTTGCCAGAAGGAGGGTGATCCACCGGTGACTGCGGTGGTGATGGGGATTCCTGATGCAAAGCCGGTTGCGGTTTGGGGAGTGACCCAGCAAGCGCGGATGCAATCGAGGGGGTATTGATATTCGTAGGCCCAGGGTGGGGCTGGTTGGCCCTTTTGCCAAATGTTGGTGGCTGGGGAGGTGTTTTCGGGAGTGCCAAAGGTTGAGGTGATGTAGGTGAGGATGGCAGTGTTGAATCCACAAGACCACGGAGCCATGCGGAGTAGGCGTCGGCGATGGGGGATGTAGATGAGGTTGGCTTGGATTGCTTCGTTGGAGCCATTACTGGCGAGGAGAGCGGCGGTCACGGTTGTGCGTGAGCCGAAGGAGGCTAAAGCTCGGTTGACTATTGAGGTTGTGTCTGCCACCACCGCTCTCCGTGGTTAGTATTTGCCTTGGGATCCGCAACAGCCGTAGTTGGTTCCGCCAAGGCCTGGAGAGCCGGAATGGGAACCACCGGAGTCCGGGCCGTTGGTGATGCCTTGGTTGGTGCCATGGAGGCCCGGGGATTTTGGATCGGTGATGTTCTTTGGACCCTGGGGCGGTTGGTAGTTGCGGACGTCTTTGGTTTGGCCCGGGAGGATACCGCCGCAGGAGGAAACAGGACGTTGTGGTTGGGAGGTTCCAGGACCGTAGGAGGAGAGGATGTCACTGGCCATCGTCGTGGTCCACTTCGTTGATTGTGGGTTTGGGTTCGGCGTCAACTTCCACAACTGGCCCAGGAGCCTTGCCATGTTCTTCGTTGATGACTCGCAGCCTGGCCATTGCGGTCTTCGCAATGTTGCTCAGCAAATCCCCATGCGCGGAAGCTTTCTCATGCACGTGGAGTAGGTTTGCGACTTCGTCTAGATCTGCCATTGTAGTCTCCTTACCGTTTGCCTTGTGAGCCGCTCTTGTGGATGACCATCCCAGCGCCCGGAGCGGAACCATCGGTGCTGGTGGAATATGGAGGTGGGTTGTAGCCTCGGCCTGCGGACCAGGGAGTTGCGCCGCCGTTAGGGGAAACAACGCCGTCTTCCATGACATGGTTGCCGAGTTTGTTGCCGAGGTAGGAGACCGCGCCTGGATTGATTGCTTTGGAGTTGGGTTCGACCTTTTGCCCGGTTGGACCGGAACGATCTGCACGTCCTTGTTGCTTCATATTCCATTCTCCTTTGGTTTGGGTAGTTGGCGAGTGTGGTCCCAGCGGTTGAGTGGATCTTTGGCCATCTCTCGGCGGACCTTTTCGAATATGCCGCCGTCCATGTGAAGTTCGACTAGGAGTTGACGGTAGCGATCGTCGCAGCGTTCGAGTTCGCGGCTGATGTAGTCGGGGACGGGGATGCCGCGGGATTCATAGAGGTAGGAGACATCATGGACGTCGTGCATGTACATGATGAACCGGCGCATCTTTTCTGGGACTTCCGATTCGGCTTCGCGCATATAGGTGACAACGGTGGTTAGCATTTCGCGGACGAGTTTCATTTCGCGGGAGATGCGCTCGAGGTAGACGGAGTCGGGTTGTTCTGGGTTGGACATATAATTGACCCTTATATGTGCAACTGACAAC